TTTACGCTTAATGTTTTCTCAGCCATTTTCTTTATTTAGCAATTCATATTTCTTTTTAATATACTCAGCTCTTTTCTTTTGTTTGTTGATGTCAGTCTTTACTTTCTTCTTCTCCCATTCAAATTTCATCAGCTTTTGTGGTGTTAGGTTTTGCCCTTTCTTTGTATGTGGCTGTAAATTAACACAAGCCAACCAGCGCACTCTTTCCCATTCCCATTGTTGCTCTTTCTCCACTCTGTTATTTATACCCTTTTGCATACATATAAACTCGTGAAAAGTAAGCTCCCAGAAGTCTTTAGGTAGTAGTCCGAAGCCATAACCAACAGCCTCTAACTCGTCCCATGTTACTTCTTTTTCTTCGCCCCTTTCGGAGCTTTCACGTTTCCCTCCGTTTCAAATTTAGCAGAGAATTGAGTAGAGAATACCTCCAGGACTTTATTTAAAGCCTCAAAATCTTCGTCTAGTAAATCAGCGACATCATCAACATTTAAAGAACATTCTTGTCCACTTACTCGTGAACCATCTTTTATTCCGTTTAGGATTAAGTAACAAGCATCATCTAAACTCATTCCCTCTCCTAGCTTATCCAAGTCAGCTAAACTTCTTCCAGTATCTTTACAGAATAGCCTAAGGGAGTTCATCCCAAACCTTACACTATAATCTTTACCGTTTATTATTACAATTTCGTACATTTTCTTTGTTAGTTTTAGTTATTGTCAGTTGGAGCAGAGCCGAAGCTCCTACCCCAACCAACAAAGAAATTAATTATACTGCTGTTTTAGTTAACGCACCAGTTCCCTCTATTGAACAAGAGTAAGTAGGAGCATCTTCTGTTCCACCAGAAATTTCAAGAGAAGTAATAAAACCATCTCCAGTAATTGTGTAACCTGCTGGAGTTGCTAGAGCAAACGTAAAGTCTACTGCTGTTCTATCCATCATCTGGTCAAATAATTCTGCAACATCAGTATCTCCAGCAGTTGCTGAAAAGTCCATAAGACCATCAGCCGATAAGCTGAAAGACTTTTGACCACCTAACAAATCTCTAAAACCAGCAGAGTCTTTTGTTGAGATGTCTATTGTATCTGCATTAATTGAAAGTGATACGTTCTGTGAATGCATCAACTTTGCTTCAGCTCCTCCACTTGATGGAGAAACTTTTAGGATTAAATCCGTTCCGTTAAAAATTGCCATTTTCTTTTTATTTTAAAATTTATAATTAGCTAATATCTAAATCTTTCTTTTTAGACTTCTTCTTTGTTGTATCTATTGCTTCATTGTGCTTTAAGAAGTTATAGACTGCTCTTACTACTTGGTAAGTTTCGCCCTCTTCATATTGTACCTCTCTACACTCAATGTTCTTTTTTATCTTTACTTTGTACATATCTATCTATTTATGTTAAATCTGTAATCTTGTGCAACACCATACAAACCTATTGATCCAGCAGAATCATCATAAAGCTCGTTTTGGTCTTGAAAAAATATCTTGTCTACTACTACACCGTTATAAGTTCCACTGACATAATCTAAAGCTGTTCTAACGTGTCCAGCTAGAGTTGTCATGTCTGCATAGTTATTATGATAAATGCTTATCTGTACTCTTACATAATCGTACTCACTAACTCCGTTCTTAGTGTTGTTAGGCTCATCTGCAAACATCTGATAAGTAATGTAAGGGAGCTTAACATTAGTTGGAAAGTTGTAACGACTAGGAAATATTCTTAAATTGCCATCAGTAGTAACTAAAGGAGCAACATTTGAATCGTTGCTAAGTATGTTATATATTACTTTACCAATCTCCATTATTTCATTCTTTTGTCAATTAGTTTTTTTATTTCAGATATTACACTATTTAAAGCAGCATTACCTTTACTAGCTGCTGCCTTGTCTAACATTCTCAGTCCTGGTATTCCTCTAAATCCATACTCTAAAAAGTAAAAATAAAATCCAGACTTTTCTTTACTAGCAAATGACTTCTTTACTCTTGGTCCTATATAAACGCTAGGAGCTACACCTTTTCTGTTTTTACCGTTGATGATACCTAAAGACTTTTTAAGTTGCTTAGACTCTACTGGAATAATAGATTTAAGCTCTTGTAGTATTGGCTTGGCAGCTTTACGCAAACCTTGTCTTAGTAAAGTCTTGTTTTTAGTGTCAGACATATTAAGACTCTCTAAATCCTTAATCAAAGAATTTAGCTCTCTCTCGTCTATTTTAGCTGATACTATCATCTATTCGTAAGGATTTATACCGTTGTTAATTAATATCGTTGCCCACTCTAATTCACTTGTATAAAAATCTACTTCATTAAGTTTAGTCTCCATACATTGCTTTGTAGATATAGAATCATAAGCATATATCTCTGTTCTATCATCATTCCAACCTATAAAAAAAGTTGTTTCCGTTGGATAGCATAAACTTGTATTTCTTAAATTATTTTCCATTATGCTGGTCCTCCGTCTACTATTGTCCATCCTTTGTCATTTATTAATACAGCTCTTGCTGCTGCTGCATCTCCAGCAGAATACTCACTACTTCCGAAGTTTGTACTTTCATTTAAAGATACATCTTGACCAGACCATGATATTAAAGTAGCATCATAGTTAGCTGTTGAAATTTCTCCATTTCTTAAAAAGTCTCTAATGTCTGTAACACTTGAGATATCCCATAATAAAGATTGGTCAAAGTTAGTAGCACCAAAGAAAGTTTTAAACATATTTGTTACATTACCAGTGTCCCAAGTATTTAAATTTTGATTGAAATTAATACAATTCGAAAAAGTTTCTCTGATTGAAGTAAAAGATCCAGTATCCCATGAGTTTAAAGGCTGGTTGAAACTTCTGCAATCTTTAAAAATAAAACTAGCATTTGTAACTTGTGAAACATCCCAATCGTTTAATGGTTGATTAAATGTAAAACTACTTTCAAAACAATTATTTAATTGAGTAACTCCACTAATATCCCAATGATTAATAGCACCATTGAAACTAAAGCAACCTCTAAATAAACTTGATAAGCCATTAGTATTAATAGCTGGAGCATCTGTGGCACTAACATCTAAATAATTACAATTAAAGAACACTGCATTACTTTTAAACTCTACACTACCCCATTGTGAGATGTCTATTATTTTATTTCTATCTCCTCCAGCATTAAATCTTATATCTATTAAAGTTGAATTGTTAGGAGTACATTTTATGTTATAACTTCCAGCAGTAGCGTAAGTATGAGTAACCTCTGACTGGTTGTATGTCGTTATTGTATCAGTTGTATTATCTCCCCAATCTACATCTAAATCATATGTTCCAGAACTTGTTAAAGGTAGTGTAAACTGAGAAGCTGTCGATGATCCAGTTGTTATATTAGAAGTGTTGATTGAGAAACTCCATGCAGTTGGATCAGATGGAGTTGGAGAAACTGCTGCTAAATCTATAACATCATTTTTCTCTAACAATAATATCATCTTTTCCTTTCTACCTACTTCTTTAATGCTCTTGATTGAGTAGTTAGTAGAGCCATTAGAAATATAATATTGAGGAGTAACACCAATGTCTGTTCTATATCTTATAAGACATTCTATTTTCTCATCGTTGATTAAAGCATCAGCATCAAATGAAGTGTTACCACCTTTAAAATCAAAGTCTCCATAAATAGTAACAAAGGTATTACTAGCAACTACTCTCTCGCCATAAGCGTTAGTTGAGAATACTTGCTTGTATAGTTTTAACTTTCTATCTATTTTGCCTATTATCATAGTTCAAGCAAACGATAAGGAGTTAGTAAATATTCTACCATCAAAGGTAATTCTTGTACTTGTGTGCCTAAAACTACATCTTGTCTATTTTCATAGTATCTGCCTAAAGTGATGTAAATAGCTTGAATGATTGGAGCTGGTATATCAGCAGCAGTAGCTCCTACTATAAACTCAACCTCTACTGCGTTTGGTCTTTCGTATGTGTTAGGAAAGTCTCCAGTTTCAGCTTGGTATATTCTTCCTGGTCTTATAACCGTATCAACATCATATTCAGAAGTTGCTAAAGTTTGTTGTGTATTGTCGGTATCATAGTATTTAATATGAGTAACACTAGCAACATCTCCTATTTGTAAATCTATGTAAGGAGGGAACTCATCATAAAAAAGATTGTAAGTCTGTGTGATTAATCTTCTTCTTGTGTACTCTTCTACAACTGATGTTGCAACATTAATCAAAGATGTAATATAAGAATCATCATCATCATAGTCTGAGTCTATTCTTAAAAAAGCCTTTGCTTGTGCTAAAGATATTGCAGTAGTTAAAGGACCTTGTTTAAGAACTAGCTTACCATAAGGAACATAATCAGTACCTCGTAAAAGATTAAAGTTGTAGTTGTAGTATGTCATTTAATTTAAAATAATGGAGAGAGAGTTGCCTCTCCCTCCGTTAAATATATATAAATTACCCCTCAATTAAAGAAGCAAAAGCTGTATCGTTTTGAACAGCATCACCATCTATTAAAGATGTAACAATTAATCTAGGCTCTCCAGTAGCTCCACCAGTATATGGATCGTAAAGGAAATCTAAACCACCAAACTGAGCAATGTGTACTTTAGAGAAGTCTCCAAATAAAGCGTGAGCTTTTCCAGCAGCTCCAGATGAAGCAACATTAGGAGAAACAAAACCAAAGTAACCGTTAAGCTCTTTTGTAGCGTTGTCCCAAATTGGAGAAACATTAGCAACTTGAGCTAAACCTTTAACCGTACTATAAGCATCAGCATCTAAAAGGTAAGCCATTCTTGCTCCTTGCATTTGAACACCAGCAGCGATTACAGCCTCTTCTAAAGCTAAGTAAGCAGCAGCATCGTTAGCAACAGAACCAGCAGCAGCATCAGCAAAGATACTTGTTGGTGCGTTTGTTACGTCAGCAGTATCTAACAAAGCAGACTCAATAGTTGCAGCGATGTTAGCAGCCATGTTACGTCTTAGAGCAGCTTCTAAAGAAGAGTTCTGAGCCATAGCCTCATTTGATACATTAACAACAGAGATAATCTTCTTTGGAGATAATGTAAGACTTGTAGCTGTACCGTTAGCAGCTCCAGCAGTTCCACCACTTTCTGGAATAAAGTAAGAGTTTACACCACTTACAACTGGAAACTTCATGTTACTGATTCCAGAGTAAAAGTTAGCACCAGCAGAAGCTAAAACTAAATTACCTTCTAATTGGTCTGTGAAAGACATTACCTCTGTACCATTTACTGCACCAGTCTCAGCAGCAGCTCTTGATTCTAAGATTACAGATGGAATAGCTAAACCTTTAAAGTTTTGACCAGTCATACGAGCCTCATTACGAGCTTCTTGATCCATCTCTTTGTAAAGACCTTCAATCTTTCCTGAAACAGCTTGACGCATTGCTTCCTGGAATGAGAAAGACTCAACCTCTTTTGGAGTATTTGTTCTTTCTTCTTTTACAGCGTTAGCTGCTTTTAATGCTTCGAACTTCTCAGAACGGATAGCCATTCCATTAAGCTCTTCTACTTTATCATTTAAAGAGTCAAACTTTACAGTTTCGTCAGATGTCAAGTCTCTACCTTCAGCAGAAGATACTATGCTTTCCATTTTCTCGATAACCTCAGCTCTCTCTTCTTTGATTACTTTTGAATTTTTCATTTATAGAAAATTAATATTAATATTTATTTTTTAAGATTGTCAAACGCATTTTATGGAGGCTGCGTTGTTTTAAATCTTCATCTTCTTTTTGTGCCTCTATTTTTTCAGCTTCTAAACTTTCCTCTAGTTTTTTAGACTCTTCATTTTCTTGCCATTGTTCCATAGAACGTAAAGCAACAGAACTAGATGCCTCATTGTATGCTGGATATGTAACAGAGCTTACATCATAAAGCCTAGATACTTTGTTAATAGTTCTGTAATTAGTTCCGTCTCTCATCTCCCAAGAGTCATCTTCTACGATAAAAGCAAAGCTAGATTGATTGATTGTACCATCTTTTAGCAACTCAATTAAATCTCTTGATGTTGATACATTAGGATTTAACTTAGCTTCATACTTTAAACCTCTCTCATCAACAGAAAGTCTTAAAGTTCCGTTTGTCGTTCTAGCTAAAGGTAAGCCATCATGATTAATTAAGAATCTTACATCATCCTCTAATCTACCATCAAAAGCTCCAGGAGCAATAAACTCTCTAAATCCTCCTAAGTCATTAGACTCTGAGTTAAATACTGCTCCATAGCCTACAACCATTGGAGTCTCTCCATCCATTCTAAGCTCTAAGTCTTGAACGTCAAAAGTTCTTACTTCTTTATTTTTCATATCTAAATATTTTTCTTCTTTACCTATTTCTTTAATCTTTCTTTTAGTCCAAGAAAAGCCAACATCTCCTCCCCATAAACTCCAAGCAATACGACCAGCAGATGGGTAACCATCATCTCCACTATAAAAGCCTTTACCTTGTTTATCAACTTCATGTCTACTAAAATAAGAGAACATTCTCTTGATTGTATCAATGCTAAGATTAACTCTGTTCTTGATGTCTCTAGCTCTTGCAACACCTACTTCTGTTCCTCCTCTACCGAACTCTTCTCTCCATTCTAAGCCTTGTGCAGCTTCGTCTGCCATCTCTTGAGTTGGTTTAGTGTTTATATCAGCTAAAGCTCTCTCTTCATCTAATTGTAAAGCGCATATTGCTAACCGTTGGTCATCTTCATACTCCTCTACCATAGTAACATCGGCCATACATCTCTCGATAAATTCCTCGTTTGATTCGTCTATATTTTTTTTAGGTATCGGCATCTATTCTTTATCCTCCTCCTCTATGTCTCCAACTGGAGCAAAGTTTAATGGCATAAATAACTGGTCGCCCTCTGGTCCTACTCTATTCAAGTCCTCCATTCGTCTAATCTCATTAATAGATAAAGCGCCAATAGAAGCCATGTCTTTGTAATACTGCGCTCTGGATGAGCTATCTCCTCTAAGTAAAGCGTTAGCATCTAGCTTAATAGTAAACGATCCAAACTCAGTAGCTCTAAACAACTTTCTGTTAAGCTCTTGCTCAATCATTACCATATATGGCATAAGAGTAAATCTTACAAAGTCAATACTCAAAGCCTCGATAGATGAGTAGTTTGCAGCTTTCTCTAAGTGTCCTATTAAAGATAAAGGAACTTTAAATATTCTTGCAATCTCTTCTATCTGAAAACGTCTAGTTTCTAAAAGTTGATACTTGTTAGCATCAATGTTAGTTTGCTCGAAAGTCATGCCCTCCTCCAGGATTGCAGTCTTACCAGCAACAAATGATCCAGTGTAAGATTGATTCCAACTATTTTTAAGTCTTGCAACAGCTTCTTTACTTAGCTTTCCTGGATGCTTTATTACTCCTCCAAC